AATGCATCGGGTTCGCTGATTTATGATCAAACGGAAACACCTAGCATTACGCTTAGGAATAATGGTTGGTATTTTATAGTGTCCATTATTGAAGTAAATAGCAAAAGAGTACAAAATTTGGTCTGTGACCGAAGTGATGGCGCTATTTGGCAATCGCCCATCAGAACATTTACAGGAGAATTGAATCAAAATTGTGTTGCTAATATTGTAATGGGAATGCTCGCTGATACTTATTATTACGCTGGCGGATTTGATGACTGGTTTTATGAAAAGAATTCTGAGCTGACCATGGAGGATCTTGTTTCCTACTTCAAATCCTCTATCTTGGCAAATGGTGGTGACAGTACCTCTGATGTAGATGCCCTAACGGAGCCGGGTACGGTTATGCTGAAGGCAACAAGTGGAGTTTATGCTCTAAATGGTCAGCTTTATACAACCGCAGCTTCCTGTGGTCTTGCAGGAACAGGACGAGTATCAGTAACCAGCGAATACACAGCAGGGGTAACCTCCATCTCCCTTGTCGAAACATCTACATCTGATGATTTAGTCAGTTGGACACAGTGGCAGTCAGTGGGACCTAGCGGAGAACTTCAGTCACCGAATAGAGCTTATATTCGTTATAGAATTACTTTGACCACTCAAGATACAACAAGAACTCCTAAGCTTATAGAAATACAACTTCATGATATTCCGAAACCACCTTATGAGAGACTTGGATTTGCAAGACCAGTTGTCTTGGATACCAACGGTGCGTGGGAAGCGGTGTTAGAAAATGCCTTTGACATCATTGTAACCAGTGAGGTAAACGGGGCTGATATCTTGGAGTTTAAGTTGCCATTTCATGATCCCAAGCGAGAGTCCCTAGATAATGAGAAACAGGTGCAGATTGTAAATGATGTGTACCGAATTCGGACCACGACAGATGAGAAAACTTCTGATGGTCGAGTGATTACACAAGTGTATGCGGAAGCTGCCTTTTATGATCTTTCCTTCAGCGCGGCAAAAGAGCCGATGGATTTTGTCGCTGAAACACCAGAGGCTCCTATGCATTATGCCCTGCTTGGTACAGGTTGGGCTTTAGGGAACGTAACGGTAAGTACAAGGAGAACATGGCAATCTACCGAGAAAAACGCGCTATCAATTCTTCGAGCCACACAGAACATTCATGGAGGAGATTTAATATTTGATAGTGCTAATAGGTTGGTGCATCTTCTGACATTTGGTGGCACAGACAGTGGAGCCTTGTTTTGCTATAGAAAAAACATGAAAAGCATACAAAGGGTAGTAGATACAAGAAGCTTAATCACTCGACTTTATGCATATGGAAAAGATGGGATGACATTTGCCTCTATTAATGGCAATAAAGAATATGTGGAGGACTACAGTTACTCATCAGAAGTAAGAGTGGCAACCCTTGATGCCTCATCCTTTAGCAATCCTTATCAGATGCTCGAGTTTGCTAATATGCGATTAGCACAGTATTCAAGGCCTAGAATTTCCTATGTTCTTTCAGCTATGGATTTATCTGTGCTGACGGGCTATGAACATGAAGCTTGGAATCTTGGAGACATCGTTACCGTTGATGATAAGGATTTAAATCTGTCAGTAAAAACTCGTGTGGTGCGCAGGCAGTACAATCTACAAGAGCCATGGAAAACAGTACTTGAGTTATCCACCACCTTAAGAGAATTAGGGGATGCATCTGCTGGGTGGGATAAAGCTGCCGATATTTTATCCTCAGCCGATGTCCTTGACCGGCAGGAAGTAAAAGACTTAGTCCCCTTTAACCATCTGCGAAACTCAAGAGCCGATGATGGAATCACCTATTGGCTGAATTCAGGATTTGCAGTTGATCCCGATAATGGTGTTTCAGGTGATGCTTCCTTTAGGGCAGAGGGGGTTTTGGGTATGACAAAAAGTCTGTCCCAGACCGTTTACCCAGCAAGTAGAAGGAGTTACACATTCTCGTCGCAGATTGCATCAGAGAATCTTCAAAAAGGACCAAATGGTCAGGTTGGAATTGAAGTTGTGATTGAATACGAGGATGGCACAACAGAAACCAGGTTTATCGATCTCTTTTAGGAAGGAGTGGTGCTATGGCTTATTTCACTCATACAGCTCATGTTATTTCACCGAGGGGCTTTAGCAAGATAAAATCTTTAACGGTCCATCTTTATATTTCTGATTGTACCGGCGCTGTTTTCTTTACAGATATGCTTTTGCAAGGAGGCTCTATTGCTACAGGCTGGACTCCCCATGTATCAGAAATTAAATGGACATTAGATGGGTAGGTGGTGATATTGTCAGTTTCTTTTACTAGATTTGCGGAGACCATTCATTGCAAAGAAGAAAAGCGTGTTGTTAGTATAGCTGTAAAATTACTTTTAGAAGGCTGCACCGGTACGGTTTATTTTACCGACATTCAGGCGCAAGAAGGAGACCGCTTGACGGGTTACACAATCAATACAGAAACCATGCTCCAAAAATTTAAGCAGAATAATAACATTGTGCCTGTTCGTTTTTATAACGGAGTGGTTCGTAGTAATGAAACAATCATTCTTTTTAATCTTGGCAAAACCTCAGCTGGTCTTGATTGTCACATTTACCCAATACAGGGTATGCAAGAAGGAAGCATTGAATTATCTCAAGGTGCTGGAGCGCATAAGGTGAAATTTAAAGAAGCCATAAATCCAGGTGATGCACTTTCTCTTATGGCATCAACCACACAGTGTTTGAAGAATGGAAGTCCATCTGAAAAGGAGGGCTTTTTTCAATACACTGCAGCCAGTGATAGTAAGCATGTGGTGAAGTTAGATGATAGAAAATCTGCCAGAGTATTATTCGAGTTTCAAGAAATGCAGGAAGGAAGTGAACGCCCATGAGAGATTATTTAAAAGGAAAACGGTGCATGGTTTGGAGTTTCATGGGTAACGCTCGTATGTACCAAGCCTTACGTGATTATGGTGATTGCTTGGATACGGTTGGGATTTTCACTTTTGAAGTGGATATTACCGGAACAATAACAGAAACAGGTACAAGCATCTCCAGCATGCTTACTTACATCAACCGATGGCCACATATCAAGTGGCTGCTTACCATCATGAATCATGGTACAGCATCGATTTTTACAGCCCTTAGAAATAATACAAATGGTGCGAAGGATAAGTTCCTTACTGAGATTATTCGTATTATGAATAAATACCCATGGTGTGCTGGAGTGGATATAGACTTGGAGCGTGGTGGCGGCTATGAAAATAAGGATGCCGCAAATGCCCTTTTCCAAGACATTTACAATACTGTCAAAGCCTATAACCCTTCCAAGCTAGTTAATATTTGCTTACCTGGTATGACCGGTGTGCAAGGCTCTGTGGGTGGCGAAAACTGGTGTGTTTATGAAGATTTAGATCCGTACTGCGATACAGCAGCGATTATGAGTTATGGCATGGCTTGGGCAGGTTCTGCACCGGGGCCTGTATCCCCTAGGAATTGGCTGGAAGGGACCTATGATTATGCAGTTCGGGTTATGACTCCTGAAAAAGTGTTCTTTGGACTGCCTGCTTATGGTTGGAATTGGAGGATACACGATTCTCCTGCGAATTTAGGCATTACCTACCGGGGAATTTCCAACACCTATTATGCAGCCCAAAACTGGATGACTGGAGTCTATAACTTCACAAATGATGCTCCTCCTCAACCTCGTATTCCCATCATTGCGTATTGGGATGATTACGATAAGGTTCCTTGGGCTTTGCCACAGGTGTATGACTACATGGAAGGGTGGGATGCAATTTCTAGAACTTACCCGTTAATAGGTGAAACTTATAACAGGCGCAGATATTTGACAGCCTACAGTAAACAGCAAAGAACTGAGTTTGGCACAATCTATGTAGACCGGACTGGAGGTAGTCCTGATAGCCATACTGGGAGCGTGTCCGTTTCTACTCAAATGGTGACCCTTGGAGAAGGAGGCGAAGCAGAATATGAATTTGAAATAGCTACTGCAGGTGTCTATGATGTTGCAGTCCGTATCTCGTTCCCCTTTTGGGATAAAAATGGTATTCATGTTGCCTTGGATGGGGTAAGTTCTACTTTTAATGAGAATAGACTATGGTGGCCGTATTGGCGCACAACTTGCTGGCTTTCCTTGTCTTCGGGTGTATATCTTTCAACCGGCACGCACACGATCAGCGCCAGTACGCTAGTACCAGGTGTGCAGTTTTATGGATTTCGTGTATGCTCTAATTTCTCTGAGAGTCCTTCTGCAGGAGAGGCAGAATTTATGTTATCACCACGAATGTTTAAAGATGTTAACGGAGTGATGGCTGAACCAGATCGAGGATTTAAACTAACAACAGAGGTACTTCGTCGAAAAGCAGACTCTGCACTAGTTTGGTATGAAGACTTTAGGGATGACAACCCCTTACCATCTAGTTATTGGACAGCTTTAAGTGGACAGTGGCAGGTGTGGAGAAATCCTAATCAAACAACTAGTCGTCCCTACTCACAGCTTGATGGCTCAGGAGAGTTGGCATGGAATTATCAAGGGTTTTCAGATGTTCATTTACGAGCAAGAATAGCTTTTACACCGGAAGGAAATGGCCGAGCAGGGGTGTTCTGCGGGGACGTATTTTGCTGTCTGAATTTTAATACTCAACGTATCGAGCTCTATAAAGGTTCTTCCCTACTAGGTAGTACTGCCACTGAGATTATAAAAACAACTGAGGCAAATCTTCGTTCCAATCCAAGAATGTACATCATTGAAATGCGTATTAGAGGCAACTCGGTAAGGGTTTATTCCGGGGCAAGCAATACTCTTCGATTTACTGCAACCCTTAATGGGTTTTCAGGAGGTTATGCAGGGGTTCGTTCTGATGGTCGCATTATTTGTGAACTATTAAGGCTGGGAGATGCTTGGGTCTATGAACCTTATGAAAGGTTTGATGTGATATTTCCAGGAGGAACGACGGTAGAGTATGGAAGGCTTTCAAGGACTGGTGTGACTTGGGATAATGAGTTTCAGGTATTCGCTGTAAATAGTGATATAGAGGAGTCTTCAACAAGAAGCCAAGACATCTCCATGGATTATGATTTCTTTCACTCAGGTGTTTTGCCACTTATTTGCGGAAATGATTATTCAGTAAAAGTCGTGCCTAAGGATATTAATGTTTGGATTTCCCGCCTATTTCTTGGTGATGCTGATGGTTTTTCAATTCTTTATTACCAGGATGTGGACAGCCTTGTTTATTGGGCTAATGAAGCGGCATATCGGTGGAAACTTAGAGGGATTGCCATATGGTCTTTAGGACAGGAGGACATGAGATTATGGGAGGCACTGCCTAAACAAATATAAATGAAACAATTATAACGAGCCAAGGGTGTTTGCGAAGATGCAGGCACTCTTTTTATATATGCAAAAAAACATGAAGGAGGTAAAAGTCATGAAGGAAATTTGGAACTGGGTACAAGTGGCACTAACTGCATTAGGCGGATTCTTAGGTTGGTTTTTAGGAGGTTTTGATGGGTTTTTATACGCATTAGTTACATTGATGGTGGCTGATTATATCACTGGTGTTATGTGCGCCATTGTTGATAAAAAGCTATCTAGCGAAGTCGGTTTTCGAGGCATTTTTAAGAAGGTGCTCATTTTTGTAATGGTAGGAATCGGCCATATAATCGACACGAACCTTATAGGAGACGGTAGCATGCTCCGAACCGCCATCATCTTTTTCTATTGCTCCAATGAAGGGGTTTCCATGTTGGAAAATGCAGGGCGCTTAGGATTACCAATACCAGAGAAATTAAAGGATATTCTTGCTCAGCTGCATAACGAAGGAGGAGAGCAATAATGAATCTCAGAAAGCTTATATTTACAGAAAATGCTTGCTACAAGGCAGGCAGAAAGATCACACCAAAGGGCATCATGGTTCATAGCACCGGAGCGAACAATCCAAATTTACGCAGATATGTTGGACCGGATGATGGTCTATTAGGAGTAAATCAATATAATAATCATTGGAATCAAAACAGACCAGATGGAAGACAGGTTTGTGTCCATGCCTTTATAGGGAAACTTAAAGATGGCTCCATTGCCACTTATCAAACCCTATCATGGAATCATAGAGGTTGGCATGCTGGAGGAGATGCAAATAACACACATATTGGCTTTGAAATCTGCGAGGACGGGTTGACCGATGCCTCGTATTTTAATGCGGTCTATAAAGAAGTGGTGGAGCTATGTGCTTACCTTTGTAAGGAGTATAAACTCGACCCGATGGCTGACGGTACGATTATCGGCCACTATGAAGGGTATCAACGAGGGATTGCATCCAATCATGCTGATCCAAGACATTGGTTTTCAAGACATGGTAAGAGCATGGACACTTTTAGAACAGAGGCTAAAAAGTTACTTTCAGCAGATGAACCACCTGCTGGGGGCTTTGAAAATACAACCTATCCTGAAAAGCTGACTACAGGCTATTACCGCGTTAGAAAGACTTGGGCAGATGCGAAATCACAGCTTGGCGCATATCGTATCCTTTCCAATGCAAAGGCACAGGTTGATAAGAACCCAGGTTATTATGTTTTCAACAACGATGGCATAATCGTTTATCCCGCCGGTAGCACATCTTCACCAACTTACAAAGAGTATACGGTAGTTAAAGGTGATTCTCTCTGGGCAATTGCAGCCAAGCTACTCGGTAGCGGCACAAGATACACAGAGATTGTTAAACTGAACAATTTAAAATCAACGATTATCTATACCGGTCAAAAACTGAAAATCCCTAACTAAGCATGATGCCCTTGGAGGTTTAAACTTCCTTGGGCATTTTTTTTATTAAAACGTCAGATTTATGTATCTCCTGAGGCTACCAGGTAGAGGGCAACAAATAAAAGCGCCCTTCAGAAAGAGGTGATGGATATGAAGCACAATCTAAAAATTAGTGTTTCAAAGAAACCACAGACAGGTGGGATTGTTACTTACCGTAACTTTTCCGTGAGGGAGCGCATCCTTCGATTCCTTCTTGGGGGAAAACAGCGTGTAACGATTGTAATCCCCGGAGACAGCATCGAGGAACTCTCTATCTGTGAGATGACGAAAGGAGGAAATGACCTTGAGCAAAATAAAGTTACTGCTTGATGTGGTAAATGATATGCGAAGTCTTGCTGATAGCATACAAGCGGTTTGTGAGGCAATGGCAGAGAGTGATTCTGATTCAAAAGAAACACCTACCACAAAGACAGAAAAAGCAAAAGAGCCGGATATTTCGCTGGAAAAAGTGAGAATGGTACTTGCCGAAAAAAGTCAGCTTGGCTTTACCGCTGAAGTGCGGGGCATCATCGGGAAGTATGGTGCTGACAAGTTAAGTGCTGTTGATAAGGCTTATTATGCTGACATCTTGAAAGATGCGGAGGTTCTTGGCAATGGGTAATCATGCAATATTATCTGCATCTTCATCACACAGATGGCTTCATTGTTTACCGTCTGCAAGGCTTGAATTTGAGTTTGAAAACACAAATGGAGAAGCAGCAAAAGAAGGTACAGCAGCCCATGCCCTCTCTGAACACAAGCTAAAAAGGGCACTTCGAATCAGAAGTAAGAGGCCTACATCAGAGTATGATTCAGATGAAATGGAAGAATGCACGGATGCCTACGTTGACTTCATCATGGAGCAGGTAGAACTTGCAAGAAAGTCTTGCACAGATCCTATTGTTCTTATTGAACAACGTCTTGACTTCTCTTGTTATGTTCCAGATGGTTTTGGGACAGGAGATTGTGTGATCATCTCAGATGATAGACTTCACATCGTAGATTTCAAATATGGTATGGGCGTGCTAGTGGATGCAGAGGACAATCCACAGATGAAACTGTATGCATTAGGCGCTTTAGAGATTTATGACAGCCTATACGACATCAAAGAAATATCAATGACAATTTTTCAACCACGAAGAGAAAATGTCAGCACATGGACTGTTCCGGTAGAAGAACTTAAAGCCTGGGCAGAAGAGGAACTAAAACCAAAAGCCGCAAAAGCCTATCAAGGTGAAGGTGAATATATGCCTGGTCCGTGGTGTACCTTCTGCAGGGCATCCAGCAGATGTCGTGCTAGAGCCGATGAAAATCTGAAACTGGCACAGATGGAGTTTAAGATGCCACCGTTACTTACAGATAGTGAGATAGAAGAAGTTCTAAGCCTTCTTCCCGACCTTACCAAATGGGCTAATGAAATAACTGCTTATGCGACAGACGCTGCAGTCAATCACGGTAAAGAGTGGCATGGTTTTAAGGTTGTGGAAGGTCGCTCTGTTCGAAAGTATAAAGATGAAGATGCAGTTGCAAAACAAGCTGTCATCAGCGGATATAAGGACATTTACCGTAAGAGTCTGATTCCTATGACAGAGATGCAAAAACTGATGGGTAAAGCCAAATTTGAGGAAATTCTAGGAAACCTCATTGTCAAACCACCAGGAAAGCCAACTCTTGTTCCTAGCTCAGATAAAAGAGTGGCCATGAACGTAACGAACGCAAAAAACGAATTTAACGAAATTATGGAGGGTTAATATTATGAGTAAAATCGAAAACAGAACTAAAGTTATCACAGGTGTAAACACAAGATTTTCTTATTTTCACGGATGGGAGCCAGTATCCATCAACGGTGGCGCAGAAAAATACAGTGTATCTGTTCTTATTCCCAAAGACGATACAGAAACCATTAATACTATAAATGCTGCTGTGGATGCAGCAATTGAGGAAGGTATCGCAAAATTTGGTGGAAAGAAACCGAATAAAGCGGCAATTAAACTGCCACTGCGTGACGGAGATGTAGAGCGTGATGATGAGGCTTATAAGGGGCATTATTTTATCAATGCCAATAGCAAAACTGCTCCACAGATTGTAGATAAAAGTGTTAAGCCAATTATGGATCGTAGTGAGGTGTACAGCGGTTGCTATGGTAGAGTTTCACTGAACTTCTATGCTTTCAACTCAAACGGTAGTAAGGGTGTTGCTTGTGGTTTGGGTAATATTCAAAAAATTAAGGATGGAGAACCTCTTGGTGGAAAGACGTCTGCAGCAGATGATTTTTCAACTCTTGCAGATGATGACTTCCTTGCCTAAAAGAAAGGATCGATTGATGGTGGACATCCTGTTCTTAGATGGATGATGGATAATATTTTTATTCGTACTGATCCGGCGGGCAACATTAAACCAGATAAAGAGAAGTCAACAGAAAA